ATGGAGTGAATTACGACCCTGCATGGAGACAACAGAGAGGGGTGAATAAAGCAGGACCAGGAGCAGCAACCGGAGTCGTTCTCAATGATCACAATGCCGACTGGAGAGAGACGTGGTCTTTGTTCACCGGAAGCGTAGCTTATATCTGGCATGCTGACTTAAACTCTCATCTGGTCGCTGAAAGCTTGATTGCAACAGACTTCGTCATAAGATGCCAAATCATCTGGAACAAGAGCTCACTTCTTCTTGGTAGAGGTGACTATCATTGGAAGCATGAGCCTTGTTGGTATGCCGTCAAGAAAGGCCAAACTGGACAATATGTTGGTGACCGAAAGCAAAGCACCGTCTGGGACATAGACAAACCCAGAAAAAACGAAACCGGACATAGCACTCAGAAACCAGTGGAGTGCATGAAACGTCCGATCGAAAACAACTCCTCTCCTGGTCAAGCGGTCTACGATCCTTTTCTTGGTTCCGGAACGACTTTGATCGCAGCCGAGATGACCGGCAGACAATGCATCGGCATTGAACTGAATCCTCAATACTGCGACGTGATAATCACTCGCTGGTCGAACTTCACCGGAAAGGATGAAGTCACGATCAACGGAAAACCTGTCTCCTGGAAGAAGCATCAACTTGAGAAAGCAGCATGAAAACGTCTCCTCAGACACAGGACGTTCAAACGATTGCTCGTCTGCTCGATGTCACGGTTCGATACGTTCAGGAGATGGCGCAGAAGGGAATCATCCCGAAGGCAGCGCATGGCAAATATCCGGTCATCCCCTGTGTTCATGGATATATCCACTACCTTCGAGGATTAGCACTCAAGGGAGATTCTGACAATGTTGTCGACCTGGAAAAATCCAGACGGAGAAAACTTGCAGCAGAAGCAGAGCTGGCAGAGCTCGAACTTGCAAAGGCCAGAGAAGCAGTCATCTCCGTGGAGATTCATGGAAAGGTCGTCGGAAACATCTGCGATATCATCCGGACAAAATTCTTATCCGTCCCGAGCAAGATTGCTCCAGCAGTCGCTCTCGAGACCGATCAAGGCATCTGCAAGAACATAATCGACGATGAAGTCAGAGGCAGTCTCACCGAACTCGCACGATTCGTTTCAGACGAATCCGGAAGGACTCCGGAAGATGCTGGAAGTTCAAAGTCTTCAAGCAAAAAGACTTCTTCCTCCTCCAAGACTAACAGTCGCAGGGTGGGCAGACCAAGAAAGGGTGCTGTCGCCTGAAGCTTCAGCAGAACCTGGAAAATGGAAGAACGAAAGAAACCCAGCACTGGTTGGAATCATGGAAGCGGTCTCCGATCCGACCGTCTCCGAGATCATCGTCATGTCGGGATCTCAGCTCGGCAAGACGGAGCTCCTGCTGAACATCGTCGGATATCACATCCATCACGATGCAGCTCCGGTCTTGGTCGTTCAGCCGACTCTGGAAATGGCAGCAGCATGGTCGAAGGACCGTCTGGCAAATATGTTGAGAGACACTCCTGCTTTGCAGGGGAAAGTCGCAGATCCAAGAGCAAGGGACAGTGGAAATACGACGTTTCATAAAATCTTTCCGGGAGGCCATGTCACGATCGTTGGTTCAAATTCACCGGCATCGATGGCGAGTCGTCCCATCCGGATTGTTCTTGTTGACGAACTGGATCGATGCGCTCTCTCTGCTGGTGCAGAAGGTGACCCTGTCGCACTGGCCCGTCGTCGAAGTGCAACATTCTGGAACAGGAAAATCGTTCAGGTCTCGTCTCCGACTCTCAAGAATTTTTCCAGAATCGAGGATGCATATAAGCGCAGCACTCGGAAGACTTTCTGGATTCCTTGTCACTCATGCGGAGAGATGCAGACCCTCGAATGGTCGCAAGTTCGCTGGCCTGAAAACGAACCTGAGAACGCTCATTACCATTGCAAGGAATGTGATTCACCGTGGACTGACGCTGACCGAATCAAAGCTCTATCTTCTGGCGAATGGAGAGGAGAGCAGGAAGTCCCAGGAGTCGAAGGGTTTCAGATCTCCGGACTTTACAGTCCCTGGAGCATGATCGGTGAAGCAGCTCGAGAGTTTGTCATCGCAAAGCAGAGTCCGCTGACCCTGCAAGGATTTGTGAACACTTATCTCTGCCAGACTTGGGAAGACGCAGGAGCACAAGAAGAGATCCCTTATGAATATCTTTTCGCAAGGAGGGAAGGAAACTTTTCGGACCATGAGCTCCTCGCTCCTGAGGGGATCGGAGTCATCACGGCAGGAGTCGATGTTCAGGATGACCGACTCGAGATCGAGTTTGTGGGATGGGGTAAAGGCCAGAATGCTCCTGAATCGTGGTCGCTCCACTATGGGGTCTTGTATGGCGACCCGTCGGGGAATCAACTTTGGGATGAGCTCGACAGTTTGCTTTTGCGGAGCTGGACCCTCCCGAATGGAAGGAACATCGGAGTCTCTGCGACTTGTATTGATTCAGGGGGTCACTTCACTCAAGCAGTTTATGCATTCGTTAAGAGGACGACTGGTCGGAAAATTTATGCGATCAAGGACCGAGGTGAGGAAGGTCGACCAGCAATCCCGAACCGACCGTCGAGGAATAACATCGGGAAGATTCCTCTCTACGTTCTCGGATCTTTTGCGCTCAAGGAGCAAGTCTTGGCGCAGCTTAGAATAGAAGAACCAGGACCAGGATTTTGTCACTTTCCGGACACCAGACCGAAGGAGTTTTTCTTGGGACTGTTAGCAGAAAAGATTGTGACCAAGTACGGCAAAGGCTATGCGAAACGAAGCTGGCAAAAGACGAACCGACAACGAAACGAACCTCTGGTCTGCCGAGTCTATTCTTTGGCGGCATTGATGATTTTGAATATCCGGAATATGGACAAGTTAGCAATCCGGATGAACTCCGAGGAAGGTCTCGATCAGCATGACGAGAAACCCAAAAGAAGGATGGTGAGACCTCGACGAAACTTTGCAACCTCTTGGAGATAAATGGCTAATCTTTTCGACTCTACAAACTTTCCTCCGGTCGAGCCCGAGGTCTTGGTGATCGGTGATTTCTGGAGATGGAAACGAGATGATCTCAAAACGGATTATCCTGTTGCATCATACGCTCTCAGCTACAACGCACGACTCCAGGGAACGGGCTCAACGACGTTTTCCATCACGGCAGCCGAAGGATCAGACACTTATTCGGTCGAGGTCGGATCTTCAACGACTGGAAGCTACACGGCAGGGACTTATGAGTGGTCGGCATTCATCACCCGAAGCTCGGACTCGGAACGGATTCAGATCGATTCTGGAATCTGGACAATCGAGGAGAACCGTGCATCCAGTTCAGCAGACCCTCGATCCCATGCGAAGAAGATGCTCGATAAACTCGAAGCGACTCTCGAGGATCTGGCAACCCGACTGACCTCCAGCTATTCGATTGCAGACCGCTCCAATACTCTCCGGAGGATGGAAGAGGTCTCCCAGATGAGAGACAAGTATCTGGGAATCTATCGCAGGGAGATCCGCAAACAAAGAGCTCTGAACGGTCAACCGAACGGGCAACATCAATTGACGAGATTCTCTCCGGTCAAGAGCTCGTTCACTCTCTCAATCTCCGACGTGACTTGATATGCCTTGGTACAACCCATTGAGCTGGAATAAATCGGAGACGGAAACTGCTCCGAAGACGAGACTTCCTCGGAGGAACTATCAATCTGCTCAAGCAGGAAGACTCCTCGCAGACTTTCACGGAGGAACGACCTCGGCAGATCGGGAGATCAGAACTGCACTGAAGACTCTCCGGAATCGATCCCGTCAGCTTTGTCGCAATAATCCTTATGCTGCTCGAGCTCTTCAAATATACCGGACTCAGGTATGCGGAGAGAAAGGTCTCTCCCTCCAGGTCCGAGCTCGAAACGTCCCGACCGGAAACGAGAACCAAGGAACGCTCGATCAAGTCGGGAATGCAGCGATCGAATCCGAATGGAAAGACTGGACGAGACGAGGGATCTGCGAAGTCACGGGAAAGCATTCCTGGATCGATTGCCAGAAGCTTGTCGTCGATTCTCTGATCCGAGACGGAGAGATTCTCATTCACTTCATCAGGTCAAAGGGAGCAAATAAGTTCGGATTCCAGCTCCAGTTCCTCGAAGCAGATTTCCTCGATGAAGAATATAACAAGGATCTCCCGAACGGATCTCGGATCGTCATGGGGGTCGAGATCTCAAAGGAGGGTCGTCCTCTGGCTTATCACATATATCCAGGGTCAAAACATCCTTACGACGAGGGCCAATACGGACAAGCGGTCAGGACTCGGATTCCTGCCGACGACATTCTCCATCTCTATCATCCTGAACGAGCACAACAAACCCGAGGAGTGCCAGTCTTCTCGAACGTCGCAGCAAGGATGCACATGCTCGATGCATACGAGGAGAGCGAAGTTGTCGCTTCCAGACTGGCAGCCTCGAAGTCTCTGTTTCTGGAATCGGCAGACGGGGAGGGAATGGACGGAGACGCTTACGAAGATGAGTTTGCTCCGATGCTTGACACGGAACCAGGATCGATCACGACCCTTCCTCCTGGAGTGAAACTCGCTCCGTGGAATCCGGATCATCCGAATTCTGCTTTTGCGGACTTTCACAAGAATGTTCTCCGGTCGATTGCATCGGGTCTCGGGGTTTCATACGTCTCTCTCTCGAACAATCTGGAAGGAGTCTCTTATTCTTCCATACGTCAGGGAACGATCGAGGAGAGAGACAATATGAAGATGCAGCAGAGATTCTTAATCGAGCACTTTGCAGAACCAGTCTTCCGAGAATGGCTGAGAGTCGCAGTCCTGAATCGAGCGATTCCTCTTCTCCAGAATGTCAGCGATCCGATGACGAGGATCGAGAAGTTCACCAGAGGAGCGCATTTCACGGGACGGGGTTTCGAGTGGGTCGATCCTCAGAAGGAAGTGAATGCAGCAGTCCAAGCATTAAACAACGGTTTTCTCAGCTATACGGACATTCAGCAGAGATACGGAAGAGACCCTGAAGAGGTATTCGCTCAACTCCAGGCAGACAAACTCATGGCAGAAAGATTCGGGATCAAGCTTGCTCTCGAACCGCTCGGAGCAAAATCTCCAGCATTTCCAGAAATAGACTGAAGATGAAGTATCGAAACACTCTGGCTGAATATCTATTTCCCAATCGGGTATCACTGTCGATGGGGGAACCTATTCGACTGCTTCATGACGTGGGTACTTTATTTTGTGGTATTCGTCGGGTTTCCGTCTCTTTGTTTCCTTTTGTGGAAGTTTGTCGGACTTCTCCGAGGATATGAGTCGATCATGCTGGTCAGAGTCACTGAATATAAGGGGCAGGAAATTGATCTTCAGCCGACCGTCGCAATGCAGAAACGAGCTCAGAAGGGACTCGAATGGAGAAAAGAGTTTGGCAGAGGAGGGACTTTGATCGGGGTCGCAAGAGCAAACCAGCTCGTCCGAAGAGATGAACTTTCTCCGTCGGTTGTCAGAAGAATGAAAGCATATTTCGACCGTCATGCAGTCGACCTCGAAGCTCCAAAGAACAAAGATCCGGATGCAGATGGTTATCCAGGAGCAGGATTGATCGCATGGTATCTCTGGGGAGGAGACGAGGGTCAGAGATGGTCTGCTCGGAAAGTCGCTCAGATGAATGCGATCGACGAACGTCAGGAAAAAAGAGCAGAACCAGACGAGCTTGAGATCGGAGACTTCGTCAACTGGAACACTGAGAAAGGAAAGTATCTTGGCAGAGTCGTTTCGATCCGCTTTGAGGGATCAACGACTGTCGGAGACGAGGAGGTCGAAGCATCTCCCGACGATCCGGTCGCAAGGATCAGAGTCTTCGCAAGAGTCGAGGAGGATCTGGTCGAGACGGATCGTTATGTCGCTTTTCCTTTTTCCAGACTGACGAAAGCTCCAGCTCCGGAAGATTATCGGCAGGAAAGACAACTTTCCGATCAAGTTGAAACTGCTCTGAAAAACAAACTTGAAGAACACAATGACGAGGTCGGGAGGGATCGAAGAAAGAGAACGACAATCGGAGCTCTCCGTAAGGTTTTTGAGAGAGGAGTCGGAGCTTATAAAGGCAACCCAAGCTCAGTCCGTCCGACTGTCGGGAACGCTGAACAGTGGGCATTTGCCCGAGTCAACTCGTTTCTCTACTGCTTGAAGAATTTGAAATTCAGGAGAGGTCAGCATGATACCGATCTTCTCCCTGCTGCTCATCCTCTATCAACAAAAGGAGATTGATGGAAACCAAAGAAGGAACATTATTGGAGCATGACGTTCGTCATGTCATCGGAATCGAAGAGACTTCCGACTCTTTTGTCGTCGAATTCGCTAAATCGGCAGAGGTAGGAAACTCCGATCCGGAGATGACCGAAGAGTCGGGACACTATAACGACGAGGAAGAAAGGGAGATTCCAGCAGAGATCTTTCAGCGATCTGCTCGAATGGAGATGGAAGAGACCGAAGATGACCGAACCGTCAGACTCGCTTTCTCATCAGAGCAACCCGTTCTCCGAGAGTATGGTTACGAAATACTTGATCACCAGAGATCCTCAATCGATCTCAATTTTATCAACTCAGGGAGAGCTCCGCTTCTCCTAGATCATGATGCTCGTCAGCAGATCGGACGGGTCGTCTCAGTATCAGTCGACGA